TTAATAAGTGTTTACAGGTGTTAAGTAATGATGAACTTAAATTTATAAATGAAAAATATTACAATAAAAAGACTTATAGAGAAATTATTCAATTACTTAATAAAATAATGTATGGTGATGAGTTTATTGATAAGAAAACCCAAATAAGTTTTAATTGTTTAATGAATAATGGTTCAGTGATAAAAAGAATAATATTAACTAAATTGTTAAATGAAAATATTTTAGGAGTTGAGGTATAAATGATAACAGAGCAACAAAGTGAAATGATAGATTATATAATAGCTGGTAATAACAAGAGTGATATTGCTAAATTGTTAAATGTAAGCAGACAAACAGTTTACGCATGGATTGATTTACCTGAGGTTAAAACTGAAAAACAAAAAAGATTAAATGATATTAAAAAAGATGCAAAAAACAAGATTGCCACAAAGGTTGATAATTGTATTGATGTAATATACGATATTGCAATTAAATCAAAAGATATGAGGACTAAGTTTGCAGCAGCTAAATATTTATGTGATCAGTTTATAGGAGCTCCAGCAACAGAAAAACCAGCTAACGATAATACAAACAAAGATATTGAAGTAAAGTTAGTTGATGATATTGACGAAGTGGTTGCTAAAATAAAAAAAGATAATAACATAGATAAATTCGATTTTGAAAAGTAGTAGGTGTTGTTATGAATGAACTGGACCAGTTAAGAAAAGAAAATGAGGACCTCAAAGAGCAGATACGCAAATTGCGTAGTCGTGGAGCTGGAAGAAAGACAATGTTTAATGCTTATCAAATTTCAAATATGAAAAATGCTAGGAAACAAGGAAAGACTTATAAACAGATAGCTGAAATTTATAATTGTAGTACAAGTCTTATTCATAAGTTAATTAATGAAAAATAAAAAGCTCAATACCATTTAGGTACTGGGCTTATTTTTTTCTGGATTTAATATCTAACACTTTAAGTCTTAACATTTCTCTAATAAAATCACACAATTCACCTTGCTCAAATAGTGAAAGATCACTATAAATATATTCAAAATCTTTTTGAACATATTTATTCGATGCAAAATTATCAAAGTCATGGTTAATACTTTCAGCTTCTTTTAAAAGCTGCTTTTCAGTTTCAATGTCTGAAGGTCTTTTGTTCATTATATCAGAATATTCAGTAGCACTGAATTTTTTTTCATCTGAATAATACTTTAGCATTTCATAATCTAAATCTGAGTGAACATCATCAACTAGGCTATATATTGGAATATCTAGAGCTTTAGATATTAAATCAATAATATCAGCAGTTGGTTGTCTTTCTCCACGCTCATATCTACGAATAGACATTTCAGAGATATTGATTTTATCAGCTAATTGTTTTTGAGTTATTTTTTTTTCTTTTCTATATTTTTTTATATTTTCACCAATATTCATAATAACCTCCTTACACTTATTATAACTCTATTGGGGCGAAAAAGGAACCATTTAGTATTATTTAAAATAAAATACTTGCAAAACATACTAAAAGGTTTTATAATGAAATTACATGAACGAACCAAATGGTTCTAAAATATATCTAAAACTAACACATTAAAAATTCATATCTAAAGAGCAGTAAAGGAAAGACAACATTATTTAATAATTAAATTAACTTAAGAATGGGGGACATGGGAAATGTCAGAAGTAGCAAAGAAAATATTAAGCCCAGCAGAGGCAAGAAAGATTTTAGGATTTAGTAAAAATAAAATGTATGAATTATTAGCAAGTGATAAAACATTTCCAGCTTTTCGTTGGGGTGGTAAGTGGTGTATTAATGCAGATAAACTCCAAGGCTGGATTGATGAAAAAACAAATAAAAGATAAAAGTAGGTGACAATGCTTGAAAATAATTAAATTCAATTTAGAAGAATTAGAAAGTTGCTTCATAGCACTATCTTATATGTTCTCTCATTTAGATGCTAGAAAAGAATACACTATATTGCAAGATGATATTAAATTTGAATATCCAAGCAATGAGTTAGATATTATTTCAAGCATTCTTACTCAATATTCAGATGAAGAAGAGCCATTGTCAAACTTTGAAGTAGTAAAGGAACTAATTTCATGTGGTAAACATTCAGAGATAATTGAATACGCTTTTAATCCAGTTAGTGAAGTTTATTACAATGCTTTTAATGAAAAGATTAAGGGTAATATTGATAGTTTGAATGATATATCACTTATAAGTTATGAAGATAGTAAACAAGCATTTATATCATATATAGGAGGCAATTTTAAAGCTTTGATAAATTCTACAGATGAATATAAATTTATAAAGTGGAATGGTAAAGCATGGATAAAGTTAACAGATGAAGAAAGCAGAATAGTTTATAACGATTTTATTGTAAAATGTGAGCTTGAATTAAGAAAGGCAATGCATTCGTTAGAAAAAGCAGATTATTCAAAGATAAGTAAAAAGGTTCATGGGTGGGACAGTAGAAACCGTGTAAATGAAGCATTAGACAAACTCAAACGAGATAAGGATCATACTATAAATCTTAAATATCATAATAAGAATGAAAATGTAATATGTTCTAAAAATGGTATGATAATTGATTTAAATACTGGAGAAATAAAGTCATCATGTAGGAGTGACTTAATATTAAATACATCAAAATATAATCTAGTTGACAAGACATTAGCAGAAAATTTTATAAATGAAAAGCTTAAAATATATGAAAATGTATTAGGAAAAGAAAGATTGAATTTTATGCTTGATTTAATATCGTATAAAATGTTAGGCAAAAACCTACAAGCTGCTATATTCATGATAGGTACAGGAGCTACAGGCAAAAGCACATTTAAAAATATTGTAAAAGACTTATTTGAGGATAATATTTCTAATATACCATATGAATACTTTACATTAAGTCACAAAGGTAATGATGATAAGTCAAGAGATGATTTGCTTGTTTCTTTAAATAATAAATTGTGGGGGTTATCTAGTGAGGGCGAAGATGATTATATTATAAGTCAAGCAAAATTTAAAACTATATTATCAAATTCGATAGAAACTGCAAGACCAACACGTGGAACTTTAACAGAAGTTAATTTACAAAAATTAGACTTATTAATTGATACTAATATAATACCTAAGTTTGGTAACTTTGACTATGCAGTAAATAGGAGATTGTTATTTATACGATTTATAAATAAGATACCAACTGATAAAAGAAATGCTAACTTTTACAGAGAAGAAATAAAACCTAACTTTGATTATGTATTTTCATACTTTATATATAGAGCTATTGAAATGATAGGAAATGAATTTATTATTCCACAATGCATAAAAGATGATACAACACAAAATGTCAAAGAAATGGATTCTTTAATGAAATTCTCAAAGGATATTATAGCCCCAGTAGATGGATTTAATGTTGATTGTGAAGAAGTAGAAAAGGCTTATATTAAATTATGTACAGATGAAGATATAGTAAATATAATACCTGAAAATATAATCGGAACACCAAGGGGATATAACTACTTAATTAATAGACTTAAGGAATATTCAGGATATGAGAGTATAGGTCGTAAGAGAATTTCTAATGGTAAAAGTGATAAAAAGTATATAGTTGATGGAATTACATTTTTAGATAAAACAGAGCAACAAATATTTAAGTAGGGGTGATTATATGTCAAAAAGAGTTGAAGTGTTAGGGTTTATTGATGATGTATCAAATAAACTTGAAGTTAAGCAAGAGGCAGAATTAATAAAATTTACTACACATATACAGGGTGTGGATGGATATATTAAAAGTTCTGAAATGGCTTTAATTCAGTTTGATAATGGAACTTTTGACACTGTACACATAAAATTAATTAGATTAAAAAAATAAATAAAAAAGAGCATATCGTAAGATACACCCAAACTCGCAATTTAAGTGTATCACATTGAGTATGCTCCAGTAAAGGGGAATATGCATTTATGAATATTAATTTATATAAAGATTTTATACAGGGGCTTATTAATCAAGGAATAAACGTTCAAGAATTAACATTAATGCAGATAAGTAAAAGTATTAAATTATATAAGATTATACATAGATAGGAGATACACAACTATGAATTATGAAGAAAGACAAGCATTATTTAATGCAATTATAGAGAATGAATTTAAAAATATATCTACACATGAAGAATATGATGATAACAAAGAAAATGATGAAATGAATGGCTATGAGAAAAAAGCTTCAGAAATAACAGAAAAATTATTTTTAAATATATCTGATGAAAGTGGCATATTACTCAATGATCTAGAAGCTGCTGAAACTGATTATTGGACTTGCGTAGCACGATATTATTTTAAAAAGGGTGTTTCCGCTGGACTTACAAATTGAATTTCTTGAATACAGTTGCTAATGGAACTAAATTTTATTAAGAGGTGTACATAATGAATGAAGCAGAAAGGTATATGTTATACATATTTGATCAAATAAATAAAGAAAAAGATGAAAAAGAAGCAGCAGAAAAAGAAAGTAAATAATATTGAGGTGGTATTAATGAATACTAAAGGTTTATCAGATGAAGCAATATTTGAAATTATGTATTTTATTTATAAAGGAGTTGATGCTGAAATAGATAAAATACATGATAATGACAGTCTAGTAAAAAAAGAAGTATTGGAAGAGATTATAAAATGGTATAAGGATAATGTAATTATTGATTATAATTCATTAAAAGAAAAGTTTAATAGAATTAAATAGAATTTTCAATGGGGCATTAGCCCCTTTTATTTTATAAAGGAGTTGATGAAATGGCAAGGACAATATATAAAAAAAGAACTATAAATGGAAAAACTTATTTTTATCATAGATTAAAACATGAAAATTTAAATGGAAAATACAAAGATATATATGCTCCAACAGTAAAAGAGTTACAGGAGAAAATAAAAAAGTTAAATAAAGAACTTAATTATAATATTAAAGATACAAAAGAATATTTTATTGATTTTTTAACAGAATGGTTATTTAATGTGAAGTTTTTACGTATAAAGCCATCCACACAGACATTATATGAAAGCGTATATAGAGTTTATATTAAGGAATGTGAATTATCTAATGTTAAGGTTAAAGACATAAGTATAGTAATGATACAGAGATATTATAAGCATCTATTGGCAGATGGAATAACTCCCCATACTATTAAAAGTATTCATAAGCTAATAGCTCCATGCATCAGATACGCATACAATAATGATTTAATTATAAAGGATTTTTCAAAGGCTATTGAGTTACCCAAAGAATATGAAAGTATAAAATTATTAAAAGAGGAAGAAGTCCAGCCATTAACAGCTGAGGAACAGCAGATTTTTGCACAAGCAATAAAACATCATAAATTTGAAATGATATTTATATTGGCACTATATAGCGGATTGAGGCAAGGTGAGTTAATAGCTTTGACATGGAATGATATTAATTTTGATGAATGTTATATTAATGTAAATAAGACTATGGCTGAAGTTGTTGAAGCTACACAGGAAGGTAGAGGAAAGATAAAGCAGACCATACAAACACCAAAAACTAAATGCAGCATAAGAAAGGTTAATATACCAGCATCAGTTGTTAATATGATTTCAGAATATAGGAAAACTCAAGATATAGAATTAAATAAGTATAGATCATTGCCAAGGTTCAAAGATTATAATTTAGTATTCTGTAACAAGTACGGAAATTATTTATCACCAAGAGCATTAAGACAGGAATTTAAAGATATTTTAATTAAGAATAATATTCCTCCTAGAAAGTTTCATAATCTGAGGCATACATACGCTACTAGATTATTTGAACTAGGAGAGAATCCAAAGACAGTACAAAAGTTACTAGGACATAGTAAATTAACAGTAACAATGGATACTTACACTCATGTATTGGATAGCGTGAAGCAGAAAGCAGTAAATAAGCTGGATATATTATTTAATAAATTTAATTAGGTAGTCATTTTATGACTGCCTTTTTTGATATTTGAAAGGTAGACAAAAAGCTGGACAAAAATATAAATTAGGTAAAATGCAAGTAATAGAGCCATCTACAAGATATTATAACAAAAGGTAGACAAAATATAAAAAGTGTACTTGCCTACCTCAAAGTAAGTAGTATCAACGGTTTTGTGATAGGTAGACAAAAAGACAAGTGTTTGGAGTAGTAGAAAATAAAAAATAATATATAATTCATATATAAGTGTATATAGTGTAAAATAGTATTTGTCATTAATTATTTACATATAAAAACACTGTAAAGTGGCTAAAATACTAATTTATAGGTATATACAAGGCATTTGACGTTGTGCTACGGCTTTTTTTATGCGTAAAATCTAAATAGTGATAAAATGGGTATTTAACAGGGATTGCGAGATTAAGAAAAAACATATAAACCCATATTGTATTAATTCTTTGAGTGTAAAAAAAGTGTAAAAAAAATATGTGTTTATTTATAAAGGAATTATTTTAGATTATATTATTATATTTATTTGTCTACCTATATATAAAACCTTATAAATCAATGGTTAAGGGTAGACATTTGCATTTGTCTACCTATTGACTAAATATTTATTTATAGGTACTTATATTAGTAATATCAATGGTTTAAGGTGTATTTAATAATTGTCTACTTTTCTGTCTACTTTTTATTTTTTCTGTCTACCTACTAAATTATAATGATAAAACATTTGTCTACCTATTAAAGCAGATATAAAACTGACTACTAAAATTAACATATTTACAAATCAATATGTATTATTGATAGAGCTATTAGAATGTTATTAGTTATACTGAATGATATAGGCTAAACCAGTCTGACGTGAACACCTCTTTAAAAACCACAAAATACTAAATAATACTTAAATATAGCAATAATCAAGGATGAAATATGTTTACTATGTGTCGTATTAACGGCTTGATGTAAAGCAAAAAGCTGGGAAATAATTAGGTGAATAGACTCTTAACTCTTCGTAAAATCATAATTATATGAAAAGTTATAAATATAAGAATTAAGCTATCACTCAACTACAGAATATCATACTTTTTAAAGGTCAGACTATTGGTTAAAATATGTACTTTTATTACTTAATGTTTAGTAATACTGTTAGTTTAACTTTGGGAAATAATAAGGCTATTACTGGCATGGAGGGGGTAGGTTCTAAAATAATAAACCTCAAAAGGTGGTCGACAGGTGCTATAAATTTTGAAATCAGTTTGAAAAACCTTGTTTATTAATTAATTTATGAAAACCACTAAAAAACTTGCATTAATTAATTTATGAAATAAAATCTAATTTTCTATAAAAATACATTAAAAGTGTTGAAATGTGTAAAGTATAGGTTTATACTATTATTAGTGGGACTAATAAAGTCCAACATGGATAATATAAGTCCTGATTTTAAAGTCAATGGTATAAAAGTCGTTGGTGAGGAGGCTTAATAATGGAAAATATAGAAAATCAAATAAATACTAATGTAGAGGGTGCTACTGGTGAAAAGTCAGCTGATGGAGTGCAAGACGTTGCAAATAAAGCTGGTGATATAACTATAGAACAATTTAAAAGTGCATTAGAGGGTAATATTGAATGTAAAGGCTATTTTGATAGCTTATGTGATAAAACAGTTAATACACGCTTAGATAAGAGCGTTGAAACATGGAAAACTAATAATTTAGAAAATTTAATTAATGAAGAAATAAATAAAAGATACCCACAAAAAACCGAGGCTGAAATTAAGTTTGAAGAACAACAGGCAGCACTTAAAAAGGCTCATGAAGAAAAAACACAACTTGAATTACAGATTAAATATCATGATCTAATGGCTGAAAATAAATTACCAATGGAAATATTGGACTTTGTAGCTGGTAAAGATATTGAAACTACAATAACCAATATAGGCAGATTTAAGGAATTAACAGAAAAGTTTGTGGCTGAGGGAGTTCAAAAAGAAGTAAATGAAAGATTTAGAAGAAGTTCATATGTTCCTGGTGGTTCTTCTAGCTCATTAGGTTTCTCGGGTGGTTCTATGTGGGAATAATAAGGAGTGAATTGACAATATGGCAGATACAACATTTTTAAAAGATAATTTAAGCGGAGCAGTTCCAACAGAGATTGCAGCAGAGGTAATTAAAAATGTTATAGATCAAGCGAGTATATTAAAAGTATGTAAGCGTGAAAATATGACATCAGATAAAAAAACATTACCTAGGTTAATCGATAGCGGTTCCGCTTCATGGGTTGGTGAGGGTGAAAAAATAGAAACAACATTACCTAAATTTGAATACCCTCAATTAAAGGCTTGCAAGTTGGCTATAATAGTACCAGTAACAAAAGAAAAGATAAATGATACTATTATTAACGTAATGGGAGAAGTTAAACAAGCTATGGCAGATGCTTTCGCAACTGCTATTGATGAAGCTATGATATTTGGAGTTAATAGTCCATTTGATACTAATTTAATTACTGAAATTGGTACTCAAAAAATTACTGCAACTGCTACAAGTACCCTTGATAGTGATTTATCTGAGGCTATGGGACTTGTGGAAGATAATAAGTATAATTGTAGTAATATCTTAATGGGAACATCTCAAAAGAAAACATTAAGAGCTTTAGCAAATGATAATAAATATAAGGGTGCTATTACTCTACAAAGTGCATATGATACGCCTATAGAGTTCGTAAGAAATTGGGATGATACAAAGTCATTAGCAATTACAGGCGACTTTACAAAGGCAGTTGTAGGGACTAGGGAAAATATGGACTATGAAATATTAAAAGAGGCTACAATTGAAAGTGGTACTGGTGAAAATAAGGAAACTATTAACCTAGCACAAAGAGATATGATAGCAATTAAGGCAACAATTAGATTAGGATTTTTAGTTGCTGATCCTAAAGCTTTTAGTATGGTGGTAAGTGCATAACATATAACATTAATATATGGGTGGGTGGTTGTTACTGCTCACCTTATTTTATAGGGGTGATTATTATGGAATGGAGTCCAATAATTCCATTTAAAGATTTAGGTATTGAACTATGCAGCGCTAAGAATAAGAAAAAATTAAAAAGACCTATATTTGATAAATTAACATATGAATCAATACCATTTTATTATAAAGACTGGGGACAAATATTTAGAGAATGTTGTAATAATCCACATATAAAAAAGAAACATTATTATTCTATGGAAGAGATCCAGGAATTATATATAAATTATATTATAGATCATGGAATAAAACCAACAGGAGAAGTTAAGGGAGTGATTGAACATGATAACAGAGCAACAAAGTGAAATGATTGATTATATTATAGCTGGTAATAACAAGAGTGATATTGCTAAATTGTTAAATGTAAGCAGACAAA